CCGACTCGGTTGAAGGTGGGCACGGTGCGAAGGTCCTCGACCGCGTTGACGAGGGCGCGGAGCGTGAAGTCGCGCTCGTCCTTCTGCGTGGGCGGGGCGAAGACTCGGACGGTGTCGCGTTCTGCTTGCCGTTCTTGGTCCTCGAAAAAAGTTGCGTCGTGGGTTGTCATGTCGTTCTCCTTGGTTCTACTACTAGGGTAGGTGGTCCTGCGGGGGGTGTCAAATCTTCTTGAAGGCGTAGCGGGGGGTGATGATGAACTGCCGATTTCGCCCGAAGGCTTCGGTCACGCCCGCGCCCGCGAGCCCGTTCGCGCGCGCGTGCTCCTTGACGAGCCTCGTCGCCTGCACGACGGAGGTCGCCGATTCGAGGTAGGCGCCGTCGAGGAGGACCTCGTAGGCGGTCTCGCAGGCGCGGACCTTGACGATGGTGAACTCGCGGGTCCGCTCGATGGTGTCGCCGATGCGGTTCATTTGATGTCCCCCTGCTTGCGGAGTTGCGTCCGCACTGCCGAGACTAGCATCCCCCAAAAAACGACTTGAGTGATGGCGAAGGCGATGAAGTAAATCATGTTACTGTCCTCTCAGTGCGACGCGGAAAATCTTGCCCGAGCCGTGGGTGGTGGTGAAGTCTTCGCCCGAGTAGGGGGCGCAGGTGAACTCCCACTCGTGGTAGCCCGGTTCGGTGCTCCATGAGTCGATGCGCTTGACCTCGACGGGGTTGCCGAAGTCGAGGATGATGTCGCCGTCGACGATGTCGGGGGCGAAGACGGTCTCCTCGGTGACGTCGTGGTCGTCGGAGTAGTCGCGGACGTTCTCCTCGATGGTGCCGGGGTCGCTCGCCTCGTCGAGTTCCTCGATGAGTCGCTCGATGAGTTGCGCCTCGGGGGAGTCGGTGGGGAACTTGTTCTCGAAGACCGAGAGTTCGCCGCGTGCGTCCTGCAAAGTTGCTTCGATGTTTTTGACGGTCGTGTGTAGTTCGTTCATGGGTTGCTCCTATATCTACAGGTTATCACAACGGGGATACAATGTCAAATCGCGTCGGTGTCGTAGAGGTCGACGAGGACGTCGAGGATGGCGCAGTCGTTGCCGCGCGCGACGAGTTCGTCGGTGTCGCCGAAGCGGACTTCGTACTCGTCGACGTCGGCGAGGTAGCGGATTTCGATGTCGCCGTAGGCTGCATGGTTGACCGTGCAGAGTCCCGCGGTCTCCGCGTAGGCGAGGTCGCCTTCTGCTTCGTCGCGGGTCTCGATGGTTTCGACGTTGATGATGCTCATGTTATTCTCCGTGGTGGTGGAGCATGTGACACTCGTCGCCGCAGAAGTAGTCCGCCTCGAAGGTGTCGTCGTTGTGGAACTCGATGACGGAGTCGCGCGCCTCGGGGTCGACGTCGCCGCCGCAGTGTGTGCAGCCTTGAATCTCCGAGAGGTTTGGGTTCTTCGTCATATATACAATGTGCTACCTAACGAGTCCCCGCGCAAGGGGGGTTGTTTAGTTTAGGGCAAAAAAAATCCCAAGTGACCGAAATCACTCAGGAAAAAAATGGTCGGGAGGAGCGACGTCGAGCCGCTCCTCCCTCCCTCCGACGTCAAGCGCCGGGTGCCGATAGCCCTCCGAGGGGAGAGCGAACTAGTTGAACTTCTCGTCCGCCTTCGCGTCCGCGTCCGCCTTCGCCTTCGCGGAGTCGGTCTTCTCGGACGGTCCGCCGAGGATGTCGTCCGCGCGCTTCGGTGGGTTCTTCCGATTCGCGAAGAGTCCGCCGATGAGATTCAAAAGTGCGGGGAGTGCTTGCAGTAGTGCGCCGAAGTTCATGGGGTGCTCCCGATGCTACAGGCGAAGGAGCCCGAGCCGAAGAGGTTGTCGATGTATTCGAGCCCGTGGTCGAGCGCCGGGGCGCGGACGTCGAGTTCGGTGAGGAGGGTTTGAAGTTCCGCGAGCGCCTGCGCGAAACATGCCGCGGCGCCGAGGAGGTTGTTCTGCCCGTTGGGGCTTCCGGCTTCCCAGGTGTCGAGGGAGTTCTCGACGATGAGGAGGGAGTGTTTCATCGCGACGACTGCGGCGACGGTCTTGTCCCATCGTCGGAGCTTGTTGCGATAGCAGGTTCGAGTCTCGCAGGCCGCGAGTGCCGCGTCTGCTTCGGTGCGGTAGAGTGCCGCGACCTCCGCGTCGACGAGGTCGACGGTCATGGCTGCGACCTCGACCGCCTTGCGTGCGGCGTTCAAGGCGCGGGTCTCGCGGGGACATCCCACGAGGGCGAGCGCGACGAGGGCGAGCGCGATGAGTTGTAGCTTCATGTTACTCGCCGTCCATCTTGTCGAGCGCGTCTTCGACTGCGTCGCCGTGGTCGGCGATGAACTCGTCGTCCTTCGTTGACTTCGTGAAGGGGGCGACGAACTTGAAGAACGCCCATCCGCCGCCGAGTAGTGCGGCGAGTGCGGCGAGTGCCGCGGGGATGTGTTCGATGATTGCGTTTACGTCCATGAGTTTCCTTATGTTAGTGGTACGGGGTCGCCGGAGTAGAGGGCCAGGATGGTCGTCGCTGCGTCGTCCGCGGGGGTGTAGATGTCGAAGGTGTCGGAGACTCCGACGGAGAGTCCGAACTCGATGATAGCCTCGTCGAGGATGGGGGGCGCCGTGAAGACCGCGTCCGAGCGTGGGGGGAGGTGAAGGCGACCGAGAGGCTGCGCGCCGGGGAGGACCGGGTTCGCGCGGTTGCCGAAGACGAAGAGCCACTTCGAAATCGGAAGCGAGTTGTGGGCGTGGAGGTAGTAGAGGTGATTCACTGCACGCGCCGAGAGGAGGACGAAGTCCTCCGAGGTCTCGGAGACGTAGAGCGAGATGGCGTTGTTCGTTTTGACGTGGGGCATAACTTTCCTTTGTCCGTCCTTATAGAGTACGGGTTGGTCAAGAAAAGCTAATGGTGGGGTCCTCTTAGGAGAGGTCGGCGAAGAGCGCGTCGATGGTGTCGTAGTGTACGGCGCCCGAGATGTGGGTCCGACCGTAGAGCGGGGGGCAGTTGGGGAAGCCGCATATAATGCGTCCGAGGATTCCGAAGGAGGTGATGCCGACGAGCTTGCCGCGGGAGTTCATCACGGGGCCGCCCGAGTTGCCGCCGATGCTGCCTGCGTCGTGCTGCATCCAGAGCATGTCGGGGAAGAGACCGTTGGTTCGCCGGGGGTGGGAGACGACGCCCTTCGTGATGCTGTATTCTAGGACGCCCTGCGAGTGCCCGAGGACGAAGACCTCATCGCCCCAAGTCGGAGCCTTGCGCGCGAGGGGGATGCCTCGCCCGAGCTTGGTCCCGTCGGTGGTCTTCAACGCTGCGGAGTCGGAGTGCTCGTCGTAGCGAACGACGCGGAGGAGGAGCCGGTCGCCCGCGCGGGTGCGCGCGTGGACGAAGAGGTCGCCCTCGACGCAGTGCGCCGCGGTGATGACGTAGCCCTCGGAGATGAACGCCGAGCAGAAGACGCGCCCGCCCGCGGTGGTGAGCGCGAGGGTCGAGTCGAGCGCGCGGTCCATCGAGGACCGAGGTCGAGCCGTAGCGGGGGACGCCGCCGCGCACGATGCTGCGAGGGCGAAGAGGAGCGGAAGGATGAGGCGTTTCAAGTTTACTCCTTGACGAGGGGGGTTGAAGATGTTAGTCGATGAGGGCGCCGAAGAGAGCCTCCGCTCCTCCGATGGTCTTGACGGCTGCGGTCGTCGAGATGCAGACGACGATACCGTCCGCGCAGTAGAGCCCCTCGGAGGTTCCGAAGTTGAGGGTCAACTGCGTGTCCGCTGCGAGTGCGCTTGAACGCCAAATCGGGACGGCTGTATCTGCGGGGAGAGTTGCCGAGTCGAAGACCTGCGCGAACACGGTGCCCGCGCCGCCGACGCGCGCGATGTGAAGGAGCCGGAGGTTCCCGGCGCTTGCCTTGATGATGTGGCTCGCTTCGAGCGCGCCCGCTGTTGAGACTCGTGTATTTTCGGGGGAGATTGCCATGAGATATTCCTTAGATGAAGTTGATGAGAAGGTTCGCCGCCGTTACGACGACCGAGATGGCGGTGCCGATGAGTGCCGTGCGGGTGTTGATGACGGTCTTGTGGGTGACGAAGTCGAGGCGAAGGGCTTCGAAGGCGTCGTGCTGTTCCTTGGCGATGGCGTCGAGACGGTCGAGCCGGTGGAGGATGAGGAGTTCGTAGTGCGAGAAGTCTGCGTCTTTCATTTTCTCCGTGTAGCCTTTTTGACGGAGTCGGACGTGCGCCGGGTTTTGATTGCGAGCGCCGCGAACTCTGCTTCGAGTTCGGCGATGCGCCCGAGGATGTAGACCTGCGCCTCGGTGAGGTCGGTCTCGGTGGCGGCTGCGAGTGCGGGGGTCATGGCACTATTCCTCCGGCCCGTAGACGGAGACCGCGAGTTGGTCGTATGAGCCGTGCGTGAAGATGAGCTTCCCTTGCCCGCCTTCCCACGTTGTGTCGTCTGTCCAATAGTTCGAGGGGTAGATGCTCCACATGCCGAGCCGCATCATCGTGAAGCTAACCGAATCGAGTGCGGGGGAGACGAACGCAAGGCACTCGTTCGTCGACTTCTCGTGGGCGAGTGTGAACTCCGGGGTCACGTACATCGCGTAGACCGACAAGCCGGTGTCGGTCCAGACGTCGCCGGTCGACGAGAACCATAGACGGTCCGCCGTGGTGGTTCCTATGTAGAGTTCAAGGCTAGGGCTCCATGCCGTGTTTATCAGGTAGGTCGAGGGGTCGGTCGTTGCGCCCGACCACGAGCCCGTCATGCCGCCCGAGATGTGGTAGTTGACGCTCGCGATGTCCGTCGTGATGACTCCGGCGCCGAGGTTGTCGTGGGAGATGGACGTCATGAGAATCGAACCGCCGAAGGTGAGTTCGGAGTCCCACGTCAAGCCGTCCGCGCTCGACTCTAGGTAGGAGCTAGTCTGCGCCGTGTTGACTCCGATGACGAACCAGCGCCCGGAGTCTTGGTCGTAGATGCAGTCGCGGACCTCGTCGATGTAGGCGAAGGTCGAAGTCGGCGAGACTGCGATGTCGGAGATGGAGTTGCTCGTCGACATGTGGAAGCCGTCGTCGAGCCCGACTGCGACGAGGGTGCCGTTCGAGCGGAGGGGGGTCATGTTATGGTCGGCGGAGCAGGTGCGCGAAACTGCGACGCTCCACGTTCCGCCGAGACCCGTCGGCGAACTGTAGAGTTCGCAGGCGCCTGCGCGGTAAGTCGAGAAGTACCATAGTTCCGCGAGGGGGTCGTAGGTCATGTGCGCCGCGGTAAGTATCGACGCGCCGAAGTCGTAGGCCGAGTCCTGAATGATGTTCGCGTAGGCTATGTCGGCTGCGTTTAGTTCGAGGTTGAACTTCGACCATGCCGCGAGGTTGTTTAGGATGTAGTTCGTCGAGGAGTTGAAGTCGGTCTTCTCGCCGACGACGTGCCCGAGTGAGGGCGAAGCCGGGGCGGTCTTGTCCGCGCCGCCGTCCGTCGCCCATTCCGCGACGTGCGTCGGGGCTGTTATGGGGTCGTTGATTGCCATTATGATGCTCCGTAGCGCGCGATAGCTAGGTAGTGAGAAGATGGGTTGTAGGTGAAGAGGAGCTTCCCTTGCCCGCCTTGAAGGACGCAGGTGTTATCGGCATCCGCGGGGATGGCGTTGCCGTAGGCTTCGCCGTAGACCTCGTAGGTGATGCCGTCCTCGGGGGAGAGGGTGTTCGGGAAGATGTAGACGGTCGACTTGCCAGACGCCTCGATGCCCCACGCGATGAAGAAGTCGGGGGTGTGCGCGATTTGATGCAGTGCCGGAAGACCTCCGACCGCGTTGTGGTCGACCCACGTCGCGCCGGTCTTCGAGGTGTAGAGGAAGTTCGTCGCCGCGCCGAGTCCGACGAACGCGCCGAGCGAGGTCGAGTAGGCTGCGTGACTCATCGCCTGCGGGGGGTCGACGGTACAGGGGACGAAGTTGGTCGCGGTTCCCGTGGTGTCGACGACGTCGTCGTTCGTGCCGGTGGTTCCCGCGCAGACGTTGAAGCCGTCGGTCGCGAGGTAGACGTAGTTTGCGTCGGTGAGTGCTAGATACTCGTTGCTCCATGACGCGATGGAGACTGCGCGCTCGATGCGTCCCTTGACCGTTCCGTTATCTCGTCCCGCTGCTACCCACACGCCCGAGGTGAGGTAGCCCATGTCGGAGACCTCGTCGATGCTCGCGAAGGTGGACGAGAGAGTTAGCGTTGCGACGGTGAGCCCCGTCGAGTAGTAGCAGGTGTTGTCGATTGCGATTGCGATGATGGTGCCGTTCGTGACGACCTTCGTCGTGTTGCCGCCACTCGCCGCCGCCTCGATGCCGACTAACTTCGCCCCGGACCACGTCACGCCGTCGGCGGAGTCGAAGATGTAGACGTTGCCGCTCGTGCCGTTGACGGAGACCCCGTACCACATATCGGCGAGCGGTAGATACTCGATGTGCAGGGACGCGCCCTGATACCAGACGGGTTGCGAGGTTGTGTAGTCGACGTTGTTCATCGCCATCCGTCCCGCGAGTGATTGCGAGACGAGCTTGTTCCACGCTCCCGCGGTTTTGTAGATGTAGTTGAGTTCGCCTGCGCCCGGTGCTTCGCTCGCGAGGTAGCCGGTTTGCTGCTTCGCTAGTCCGGTGTTGACGACGCTCTCGGCTGCGGATGCGAAGTCGAGGTGCTCGGTCGGTGGTGTCTTGAAGGCCATTATGTTTGTGCTCCATAGCGCGCGATGGCGAGGTAGTTCGTGGTCGTGCCGTAGGGGAAGACGAGCTTCCCTTGCCCGCCGTGAATCTCGCAGTTTGACCAAGTGCCGTTTATGACGGGGATGTCCTCGCCCGACATGGCGCCGAGGAAGGTGTAGCCGTAGTAGGTTCCCCTCGGGTGTATCACGAAGACGTCGTCGTTCCAATCAATCAACCATGTGAACTCGGCGGTCGTGAAGACGTATGCGGCCTGGTAGCCGGTGTCGGTCCACGTCACTCCGTCGGTTGTCGTCCAAAGATTATCCGAGAGGTCGGTGCATAGAAACCTATTCAAGGAGGGCGCCCAGATAGCGCGGTCGACGCGCCCGGTTGGGGAGACGCTCGCCGAGGACCACGAGACCGAGTTCGTCGAGCGTTGCATCCCGTTCGCTTGGTCGTTGCCCGCGACGGAGATGCCGGTGTTGGGGTCGATGGCGAGGGAGAGCATCTCGTCGAGCGCGTCGGTATCGCGGACGGTCCAGGTCCCCGCGGGGTCGGTCGCGGTTGCAATCTTGCCGTCGGTGCCGTCGCCGCCCACGCAAATCCACAACTCCTCGATGGCGTCGTAGGCGAGTTCGCGAATCTTCGTGAGGGTCGCGACCGAGACGCCGACGATGTTCATGTTCGCGATGGTCGCGTCGGTCGAGACGTAGACCTTGTCCTCGATGCCTACCACGAGTTGACCGCCGCCGACGACGGGGCGGGTCACGGGTTCCGAGTAGAAGACGTCGGTGTTCAGTGGAGCCGGTAGTTCGTTCCACGTCTCGCCGTCGTCGGAGTCGTAGATGTAGACCTCGTAGGGGGCGCCGATGCCATCGCGAAGGACGGCATACCATCTATTTACGACCTCGTCGTAGCGGAGGTAGAAGCCCGCGTTGTCGTCGTGCAAGGGGGTCGCGCCGGTTCGGTCGATGTTCCCGAAGGCGATGCGCCCGGCGAGAACCTGCGAGGCGAAGCCTCCCCATCCCGCCGCGGAGTGCATGACGTAGTTGAAGTGCGCGGGGGCCGGTGCGTCGCCGACGGTCCATCCGTCCGCGGTGAGCGTCGTGCCGGGGTCCGCCGAAAGTGCTTCGGTGTTCGTTGCCCATTCGAGGAACTTGTCGGGGGGAGTGATTGCCATTATGCCGTGCCTGCGAGGGAGCCGTTCTCGGTGCCGTAGGTGGCGCCCGACTCGGTTGTCTCCGCGGTCGCGGAGAACTTGAAGACGTTAGTGTCATCGGTCTCGATGAGCGAGTAGACGTAGTGGACCTCGGTGCCCGCGGGGGCCGCGCGGCGAAGGAGTGCCGCCGTGATAACTTGGTCGGCGACGGTGCCCGAGACCGCGTGGTCGAAGACGCGGACGAAGGAGGTCTTGGGGAAGAACTCGTAGTAGGCGATGTTCGCCTTCGAGGGTGCCGAGGTGAGGAGTTGAATCACGCGGACGAGGTCATACCATGTGCCGATGCTTGTGAGGATTGCAATCTCGGCGCGTAGCCGGAGACGGTAGGGTTCGTCGGTGAGCCCGCTGCGCGGAACGAAGAAGAGTTGCCCGATGCGGTCGAGCCGGTCTTCCGTGGCGGTCTCGATGTCCCACTGCGAGTAGAGGGGGAACGCTGCGTCTTCGAGTTCTTGCGCTCGGTCGACGTATGCTTCGGCGAGGGCTTCGATGTTCGCGCCGCCTTGAAGCGTGGTAAGTAGGCGCGCGAGTCCCTCGGATGTGTAGTCGGTTTTGTTCGTGCTCATGCTTTAGACAATCGTGATGTCGCAGTCGGTCGCTGCGTCGAGGGTTGCGATTTGACGTTCAGTGATGACGAGGGGGTCGGTGGTCGAGGTCGGGGTGATGTCGTCGACCTCGACGGTGGCGGGGATGACGTTCGTGATGCCTGCGACCTTCATCGCTTGCTCGATTATCATCGCGGCGTAGACGTCCTCGCCGAGGGTGAGGTCGGAGAGCGCCCACGCCGAGAGGGTCGTGTGCACTGCGAGCTTCGCCGCTGCGTCGTCTGCGAAGACTTCCGAGTCGTAGGACATGCTCATCTCGATGTAGAGGCGAACGTCCGCGGCGGTCGAGTAGTTGATGGTGTGGGTGGCGCCCGTGGCGTCTTCCGCGACGCCGGAGGTGCCGCCGTATGTCTCGGTCCCCGCGGGCTTCCCAGTCCAGATAGCGTCGACGACTTTTTGCGCCTCGTATGTCGGAGCGGTCTGCGAGTGAACCAAGCACTCGACGGCATACGGGGGGACGCCGTTCGAGTCGGTCCATGCGGTCGGGTTCTCGAAGACGAACGCCGCGTCGACGCCTGCGACGAGGAGAAGGTCGGACCGCATCGCTGCGGCGGTTGCCGAGCCGGGTCGTGCTATCTCCGCCTCGCGTCGGGTGCGGAGGGCTGCGTCGGTCTCTTCGTCGGCGCCGAGGGTCGAGTCGCCGTAGGAGACGGTCTCGACTGCGGTGATGCCGGTCGGGGGGTTGGGCATCGCGAGGTTCTCGCCCTCGGTCGAGAGGACGTAGGACGAGGAGCCGGGGGTCGAGGTCTCGGTCACGATGTTCGCGAAGGTGGTCGTCAAGGTGGTCTCGACGGTCGTGCGGAAGAGCGAGTCGGGTCGACCTTCGGGGTAGTACTCGGTGTGCAGGGGAACGACGTCGTCGACTGCGCCGAAGAAGCGAGCCGTGTGCGAGCCGCGCGTGGCGACCTCGCGAATGGTTCCGGTGAGCGCGCAGATATAACTAAGCGCCTGCCCGCTAGCGGTCTCGGGATAGCCCGCCTGGTAGAGGTCTTCGAGGAGTTCCCACAACTCCGCGAGGGCCGCCGCGAAGATGGCGTTTAGCTGCCCGATGGCTGCGTCCGCTTCCGTGTTCAGCGTCGGCGAAATGTTCGCGAGTTCGTCTGCGACGATTTGCGCGAGGAGCGTTTCAAGGGTTTCGATTGTGATGCCGGTTGCGGTCAAGCCTGCCATGTTATAGCTCCAAGACGAAGGGGTCGTAGGTGAGGGTGCCGCCGTCGAGCATAGTGGCGACGAAGGTGAGGTTTAGGGTGCGCGTCGGTGCGTCGATGACGACGTTCATGAAGTCGACCGTGTCGATGCCGGGGGTCGAGCGAACTGCGTCGGAGAAGATGGTGCGAAGGAGTCGCGTGTTCGGATTCTTCACGAAGACCTCGCGGTAGAACGGTATCCCTTGACGCACGTCGAGGAAGAACTCGCCGAGGAAGAACTTCAAGCGGAGCCGGAGTTGTTGGTCGATGGCTTCTTCGCCCTCCGCGAGGATTAGATTATCGTTGCGGATGGTGAGGTCGGGTTGTTGCCCGGTGAAGGTGAGGTGCAAGTCGGTCATCTAGTGGGTCTTCCTGTAGCTATAGCCGGAGCCGTCGCCGCGGTTTGAATGTTCGGGGAGGATGTCGTCGGGTTGCCAGTCGGAGAAGCCTGCGGTCATGTCTTCGTGGTCTTGCGTGAGGAAGTCGTCCTCGCCGCCCTCGACTCCGAAGAGTTCGCGCACGAACTTCCCGAACTTCCGACCGACTAGGATGTCCGCGCCGTCGAAGAGTTCGGAGATGGGGTGCTCCTTGCCGTCGTCGATTGACGCGAGCGCCATCTCGACGCCCTGCATACAGCCCCCGATTTCGTAGAGGACGCGCGGGGTTATGCGCTGGGGCGGTCGTTCCAAGGTTCCAACTCCCACGCTGCTACCGCGTCAGGGGTACATTCCGAGACCGTAGAGACCCCGTAGAGGCGAAGGGACGGTACGGGTGGCCCTACCCTACACTCGGAGTCGGGGCCGGTCGAGGCGAGCGCGAGCCATCCGTGGGTCGAGTCGGTCCAGTGGACCGCGTTGCGCGCGTTCGTGAGGGTGACGATGCCGGGGGCCTTGTCGTCCTCGGGGGTCGCGATGTAGCCGAAGAAGATGCCGCGGGTGTGTGTTGCTACGAGGACGGGGGTCATTAGTTGCTTTCTACCTTGACGTCGGCGGAGTAGGTTGGGGTGTAGGATTCATTCGATGCCGAGACGGGGGCGCCGGTCGTGCCGGTGCACGGAGCCGGGGAGGAGTCTTTGAGGGAGCCGACGAGATGCGTGTGGGAGTTGTGTGTGCTTTGAAATCCGTCGATGAAGGATTTGATGTCGTCGACGTCCTTCTTCAATGCGAGGTAGTCGCTTGCCGCGCCCTCGCCGAGGTAGATGTCCGTGTCGCCGTCGCCCGCGCTCGCGTCGAGTGCGTCGTCGTCGGGGGTCACGTTGACGGGGAAGAAGACGGAGCCGCTCATCGCGAAGGCTTCGAGGTCGCCGGGGTCCGATTGCCCGCCGTTCTCTCGGAAGCGGTCGAGGCTATACTTCGTGCAGACGACGAGCCCGGTGTCGCCGGGGGCGATGGGGTACGTCATGCGGAAGGCGCCCGAGCGGGGGAAGGCGACGAGGACGTTCTCGACGTAGGTGTCCTCGGTTGCTTCGATGGTCTCCTCGATGCGGTTGTCGTTCGTGTCGCGCCATGCCTCGATGAAGAGAGGCATCACGGTCGCGGTCGAGGTGGTCGAGTCGTAGCTGATGACCTCCGCGGGATATGCCGTTTGCATTTGCCGAAGGCGTTGGTCGATGAGTTCGTTCACCATCGCTTCGAGTGTTGGGGTCGACGCCATTATTCGATTTCCTTGCCTTCGATGTCGATGGCGTAGTCGGAGCCGTAGACCGAGCCGGTGTAGTCCGCTCGGAGGATTTTGAAGGAGCCGTCGACGAACTCACTCTTCACGTCGATTTGAGCGCCGGGGAAGATGTGCGGAAGGAGGAGAGTTTTGCAACTCATCACGCCGTCGTTGTCGATGGTGGGGGAGCCGAGGAGCCCGGTGTCGGAGCCTGCGACGGTTATGGGGGAGCCCGGCTTCGTGCCGTGCGGGGTGAGGAACTGCGCCTCGCCGTTTTGAATCGAGAAGTCGATGCCGCGTGATTTGCAGAGTCGGCCCATTTGCTTCAAGGCGTAGCCGCGGACATGCTTGCCCGCGCGGAACTCGTCGGGGAGTCCGTTGGTCTCCTCGATGTCGATGCCTTCGTTCAGGTTGCCTTCGCCGATTTCCATGCGCGCGATGAGGAACTCGAAGACGGTGCGGACGCTCGTGTTAGCTGCGAAGTGCTTGCGCGCCCACTGCTTCGCCGCGCGTGCGCCGTCGGCTGCTTCGAGGACGGTCGCGATGTCTGCGCCGTCGCGCGTGTGCCGCACGACTTGGAGGTCGCCGAGGAAGAGGTTATGAAGTTCGTCCCCGTACCCCGCATCGAGGTTGACGATGATGCGGTCCGGGGCTTCGAGCTTCGAGCGGGTCTCCTCCGAGAGGTTGAAGACAACCGCGCGGAGTGTCGAGGGTTCCTCTTCAAGTGTCCGAACGATGTCGAACTCGACTTGTAGCTTCTCGATGGTTGTGGTTTCGTTCCGGTCTACGTTCTCCGCGGTGAGTCGAACCGCGCGTCTAAATAGCTGCGACATGGTGTTAGCTCTCTTCGTAGATTAGGACGTTGTTGCCGATTGTTTCGAGGGTGGGTTCGTCTTCCCCTCCCACGAAAAGGATGCCGGGGGGAACGTGGGCGAAGGTTCCGGGGACGGTGCGAAGGAGGTCGATGCCCATCGCGAGGATGGCGCCATCGAGGACGCGGGTGCCGTCGGTGTTCGCGATGGACAAGGACCATCGGTCGGTGCGCGAGTTCCAGTTGAACTCGAAGGTATAGGTTTGACCTTCGAGTTGCGTCGACTGGATTCGATGGGGCTCGTCACGGGTGGGGAGGGGGATTGAAAACTGTGCCATGATTAGGGCCACCTTGTAGCGGAGTTCGCCTTCGAGTAGGCGATAGCATCGGAGTCGGTGTTCGAGCCGCTGCGGTTGCCTGCGTCGTTCTTGGGTTTGTGCTTCGCGTCGGTGGGTTCCGCGTTGCCCTCGGTCTTCGTGTCGGCGAAGGTGATTTGAAGAAGGTCGATGGTGAAGTTCAGGGTCGAGCCGCTCGATGCGTCGCGGGGTGCGCGGACGTTCGTGATGACGAAGTCCTTCCGGTCGACGTCGCCGAAGAAGAGGACGTCGACGAGTTGCCCGGTCTCCATGAGTTCATCGAGAACTACGAAGACGTCGACGGAGCGGTGAACCACGCCGTCGAACTGTAGGACCGACGCGGTCCGCTTCGTGGGGAAGCGTGCGGCGTTCGCGGTGAGGATGCGGGTGCTCGTGATGCTCGTCACGGGTTCGCGGTGGACGGGGAGGTCGAGGTGCTTCGGTCGCTCGCGTGCGCCCGGTGCCGGGGCCGCGTTGGTCTTGCCGTCGATGCGGTTCGGGATTTGCGCCGGGGTGTCGGAGACCTGCACTTCGAGAGTGAGGGCTCGGGGCTGTGGCTGGTAGTGGTCCGAGAGGACCGCGCCGTTCTCGACGGGGTACTGTGTGACGTCCGCCGCGCGGGAGAACTCCTCGACGAGGGTGGCGTCGAAGTCGAGATACTTGACGGGGCCGGTCTTCGCGCCCTTCGGGTCGCGCTTCTGCCATGTGATGAGGGCCATTTATTTTCCCTTGTTTCGGAGCTTCTGTTGCTCTGCTTGCTTGATGAGTGCGTTGACCTGCGCCGCGGTCATGCCGCGCGCGTCGACGTTGACGGTCGTCGAGGAGTTGGAGGTCCGTGTAGTGTTCCCGCCGCCCACGGTCTTCGGTGCTACGCCGCCGCCGCCTGCGAAGGCGCCCGAGGAGAAGAACTCGTCGTCGGTGCCGAAGCCGAGAACGCCGAGAACTTCGCCGCCGAAGTCACGAATCTTGTCCATCTTGATTCCGACGTATTCGAGGGAGCGCGCGAGGTCGTCCGTGTGCGCGGTGATGACTGCGATGGCGCCGCCGATTGCGATGGCGATTCCGAAGAAGACGCCGAACGCTGCGAAGCCTGCGAGGAGTGCGGGGCCTGCGAACGCCGCCGCCATCACGATGAGCGCGCCCGCCGCTGCGAGTATCGCCGCAGTGAGGGTTATCATAACGCCCTTGAAGATGTTCCCCATCTGCCCAGTTTTTTGGAGCCAGGTGTAGAAGTCCTGCGTCGCGCGTGCCATGTCGAGGAACATGGGGCCGACCGCGAGGAAGATTTGATTCGAGAGTCCGCGCTTCGCCTGCTCGATGTTCGTCTTCACGTCTTCGAGAGTCTCGGCGAGTGCGCCTGCGTCCGCGGTAAACCCGCCGAGCTTCCGCCCCTCGTCGATGAGTCGGAGAACTTCATCGGTCGATGCTGCGAAGACTGCGCGGTTCTTGTTCCAACCACGCCCGAGGATGTCGCCCATCGCCGCCGCCTGCTCGGTCGTCTTGTTCGACTTCGACCATGCGCGGTGGAGTGCTATCACCATCTCTTCCTGCTTGAGTTCGCCGAACTCCTTCGCGTTGATGTTCAGCAAGTCGAAGAGGTCGGTGTATTCCTTCGAGCCGCTCATCGCTTCCGCGGTCGCCTTCTCTAGCGACTTGAACATCTTCGTCATGGTAGCGACGCCGCCGTCGCCGCCGAGCCTCTTGAAGGCGAACTGCACGTCTTCGAGGAAGGCGAACGAGACGTCGAGACCCTTCGCGGCCTTCGCCATCTTGTCGAGTTCGCCGCTCATCTCGTTGATTTGCTTCGACATAGCGCGCAGTGCGACCACGCCCACGAGGATGATGGCTGCGGACACGAGCCCGACCGCCTTCTTCACGCGCGCGAGACCCTTCTCCGCCTTCTTCATGCCTGCGTTGAATCGCTTCGTCTGCGCGACGAGTTCAATGTAGACGGTTTTGCCTGCTACGCTCATGGGGTTCTACTTTCGGGGGTTCTTGTTCTGCGCCTCTTGCAAGGCTTCGAGATAGTCGAGGATGTCGTGGGCGTCGCCTGCGTCGTCGATGCTCCACTTCGTCGAGATGTCGACGTAGGTGTCGTGGATGTGTTCGGAGACCGCGAGGCGCCAGGTAAACCAGTCGACCTCGGGGGGTTTTATTCGGGGTCCGTCGCCCCTGTTAGTTCGTCGAGACGGAGGTCGGCTAAAAAATCAGTGAAGTTGTGCATGATACATCGCGCGAGGAGATGCAGCATAGCGCCGAGCCTTCCGGCGAAGTGCGCCTCGACGAGGGCCTTCCCCATCGGGACCCAGTTGCCCGACTCGTTCAGTCGGAGACAATGCTCGCCGAACATCCGGTCGCGGAAGAAGTTGAGGTCTTCGACGCGGAGCCGTTGGGGGAGGGTGGCGAGGATGTCCTCGGAGATTCCCTCGGGGCCGCCGCCGAGGAGGGAGAGGAGCTTGACGAGGACCTCTTGAGACTTCGCGAGGGGTAGCTGCTTGATGCAGAAGGTGTCGTCGCCGAGGACTAGTTCGAGTTCTTTTAGTGCCATGTGGTTCCTTGTATGTCATCCGCTACATGTCGCTCTTCGAGACGGTGTAGGTAGCTTCCGACATGTCTCGCTTCGGGACGATGTAGGTAGCTTCCGACATGTCTCGCTTCGAGACAATGTAGGCGGCTTCCGACATGTCCGTCTTCGGGACTATGTCGGTGGGGTGGGGTGGGGTGCGCGTGACCACCTACATCGAAAACCGATTCGTTACAAAAAACCGCAGAACTTGCAGAACGATGTAACAAAGGCCATCGGTGGGGATGCTCACACTTTTAGAGCGTCGTTCGAATCGTGTCGGTGTGTGTGGGTTGCCCGTTGCCGGGTCGAGGATGCCTCGTAGGGCATCGGAGGGGGTCGGTGCTACGTGCGCTCGTCCGAGGCGAGGAGGAGCCTCTCGGGCGATTTGTGCTGTAGCTAACTCACCAAAAGTGCAGATAGTCGCGTTTGGTCTCAGAGTTGGCCCGCTTCTTGACGAGCCCCGAAGGGTGTGTGCCCTTGTAGGTTTTAGAGGTTGCCGCCAGTGAACTCGATGAGCTTGTCGACCTGTAGGGTCCAGGTTCGCTCGTTCGCTTCGCGCCCGTAGGTCACGTCGGGGGCCTTCATAATCCAGGCCGCCCCTGCGGTATAGAGTGAACTTCCGTTCAGGTCGGTCACGAGCAGGGCTCCTACGCCCGCGCCGCCCGGCGCCGCGAGGTCCGCGAGGTGGATCGCGGAGAAGAGGTCGTTCGTGGGGGAAGTGCACATAAGGACGATCTCCACGGTAGCGCGGCGGTCGTTGGTCTTGCTGCGCGAGACCTCGCCATCGGTCCCGACGACCGACGTAAAGGCGTCGGTCTCGTTCGTAATGGTGAGGAAGTCGCCGTCGGCGAAGCCCTGCGCGGGGACGCCTGCAAAGGCGACCTGCACTTGATTAGAGTCGTAAATGCGTGTAGTCATAGGTAGGTTATTGCCTCACCTGATTAGAGGTTCAGCTCTCCTTCGATGGCGACCTTGTGAATCGCGCCAGCAAGCACTGCGCGGAAGGTTACATTGTTTAGGGTTCGTGACGATTTGTCAGCGGCGGAGACGTCCGTCGCGAGGGGGACGGTGCAAGTCGGCTCGGGGTTGCTCGCGATGAAGTCGCGCGCGATGCCCTGGTTCAACTGCGCGAGGATTTCGCCCCGAACTGCCTGGATTCCGCTGTCAGTGTAAGGGAGCTTGTCATTGTTCAAAAGCAGAGTATATACGCGCTCTTGGATG